CTACCAATCTGTTTGACACTGTGTACGATGCTGAGACATTCAAAGCACAGTTAGCAGCGCATGACGTACAGAGGATTGTAGCCCACAATGGCATAGGGTTTGACTATCCAGTTATGTCTAAACTGTGGGGTATTGACTGGTCTGGATACGAGCTTATGGATTCGTTAGTCCTGTCAAGACTGGCTAATCCTCCCAGAGAAGCTGGTCACAGCCTACGACAGTGGGGTGCTCGTTTAGGCTTCCCCAAAGGAGACCATGAAGACTGGTCACAGTTAAGCTGTGAGATGGTAAAGTACTGTGAGCAGGACGTAGCGGTCACTGTACGTGTTCTGGAGTGCCTACAGGATGAGCTGGTAGGCTTCAGCGAACAGTCCGTAAAGCTTGAGCATGACGTTCAGACAATCATTCAGCAGCAGATTAAGACTGGCTGGTTGATTGACCAGAAACATACTAACGATTTGATAGCATTATTGAAGGAGAAGAAATATGAGCTTGAAGAAACTGTACAGAAAACTTTTATTCCGTTGCCTGTTTTTATTAAGGAAGTTACTCCAAAGATTAAGAAGGACGGTACGCTCTCTGCGGTTGGCCTAAAGTTTCTGGGGGATCAGTCTGAGAATGTGGCTGGCTGGTTTTCTCGCGTGGACTATCCCCCTTTTAACTTAGGATCAAGACAGCAGATAAGCAGACACCTACAAGGGTTTGGTTGGAAGCCTACGTTTTTTACCGACAAGGGACATGCCATCATGGATGAAACAGTGTTGGCTACTATTAAGGACATACCTGAGGCTGCTCTAATTGCTGAGTACCTCATGGTTCAGAAGCGCATAGCGCAGGTTCAGAGCTGGATGGACGCTGTTAAGGATGACGGTAGAGTACATGGTTACATAAACACCAACGGCGCTGTAACGGGCCGTATGACGCACTCAAGCCCTAACATGGCTCAAGTACCAGCGATGTACTCAGCCTATGGGCATGAGTGTAGATCATGCTGGACTGCGCCTGAGGGTTACAGTATTGTAGGCTGTGACGCTAGTGGTCTTGAGTTACGTATGTTGGCACACTATATGAAGGATGAGGACTATACTAATGAAATTATCAACGGAGATATCCACACGGCAAATCAACGACTTGCTGGACTTGAATCAAGAAATCAAGCAAAGACTTTCATCTATGCCTTACTGTACGGAGCAGGAGATGAAAAGCTTGGGTCTGTGGCTGGAGGAGGTAGAGCGACTGGCAAGAAACTTAGAGAATCTTTCCTACATAATCTGCCATCATTCGCAGATCTTAAGGAGAGAGTATCAGGAGCAGCTTCGCGTGGATACCTCGTCGGACTTGACGGCAGAAAGCTCCAAGTCAGATCAGAACACGCAGCCCTAAACACTTTATTACAGTCGGCAGGGTCTTTAGTAATGAAAAAAGCCTTGACACTCTTGGATGATTACAGTAAAATATGGGGTATAGACTATAAGTTTGTTGGTAATATTCACGATGAGATTCAAGCTGAAGTTATTAACGAACGAACAGAAACCTTTGGTAGACTAGCCGTATCCTGTATTCAGGCAGCGGGTCTTGAATGGAAACTCAACTGTCCTCTTGACGGGGAATATAAGGTAGGATTGACATGGGCGCAGACACACTAATAGAAGACATCTATGGCTTGGTGTCTACCAAAGAAGTACCAAATACGGTAGACATAGACAAAGAGATAGAGACTTTCGGAGAATCAATTAAAGAGCTTATGAGGACTGAGTTCAAGAAAGACAGGCCCAGAGATACGCGTAGGTTACGCTTGTCAAGCATAGGCAGGACTGACAAGTATCTTTGGAATCAGTATCACGGAAGTGAAGGTGAAGAGCTACAGCCTCACACCCTAGTAAAGTTCCTGTACGGGCATGTCATTGAGGAGTTAGTCTTATTCCTAACTAGAGCCTCTGGTCATGAAGTCACCTGTGAACAGAAAAGGTGTGAGGTTGAGGGTGTTGTAGGACACATGGACTGCAAGATCGACGGTGTGGTGACTGACGTTAAATCAGCAAGCAGCTTTGCCTTCAAGAAGTTTAAAGAGCGCAGAGTGCCAGAGGATGATCCCTTTGGTTACGTAGACCAGATCAAAGCCTACGCACACTCAGAGGGTGAAAGGAAGTTTGCATGGCTGGCTATGGACAAAGCCAATGGTCACTTAACCTTTTGTCAGCATGACCTAGACGATGAGTCTGATCCTATGCACGATCTCATAAAAGGAGACATAGCTGAAAGAATAAGGCACGTAAAAAAGCTCGTAGAGGGGCCAGAGCCTCTGGAGTTTTGTTACGAAGACGTACCAGACGGCAAGTCTGGGAACAGAAAGTTAAGCGTTGGTTGTTCTTACTGTCAATTCAGAGAAAAGTGTTACCCCGATTTGCGTACTTTTATCTACGCCTATGGGCCAAAGTATTTAACAAAAGTGGTTAAACAACCATACGTGTCAGAGGTTCCAGATGGTTTCTAAGAATTATGGAAGGTACAGGTCAGGTCTTGAGAAAAAGTTTGCTGAAGCCCTGCCCCGTAAGTTTATGGCTTACGAGCCTTTTGATATGCCCTACACGGTACATAGACACTACAAGCCTGACTTTGTGTATAAGGACTGGATGATAGTAGAGTGTAAGGGATTCTTTAGGGAAGGAGACACACTTAAATATAAATCAATTAGGGATTGTCTGTCTGAAGATCAAGAGCTGGTCTTTGTGTTGTCAGACCCCAACAAGAAAGTAAGGAAGGGTGCTAAGATGACAATGGGACAGTGGTGCGATAAGGAAGGTTTAAAGCATTTTACCCTAGCAACGACACAAGAGTTGATTGACTATGCCAATGCTAATTGATGAGTTAAGAGAACGAATCCTTCAGGAGTACGATGTAGACTTACTGTGTGAGGTCTTGGACATAACTGCTGAAGACCTTTTGGATGCCTTTGAGCACAGATTTATAGACAAGCAGGAATTGTTTAGAGAGTTGGAGGATTTGTATGTCGAAGATTAATGACGTTATGCAGCTCAGGGCTGACCCCACGCCTGAGGAATGGAATGATGTAGTGAATAAACCCCCTCATTATAATCAGGGAGGCATGGAAGCCATAGACTACATTAAACAACAATTAGGCGAAGGAATTGTTGACTACTGTGAAGGGAACGTGCTAAAGTATCTTCATCGCTGGCGCTACAAGAATGGTTTACAGGACTTGCAGAAGGCTCAGTGGTACTTAAACAAGATGGTTAAAGAACAGGAGGAGCTGGAATGAAAGTAATTCAAGGAAACTTTGGCGAGAAAGCCGACGAAGACAAGATAACAGTACCTCTGGTGTTCAATGCAATTACTGAGAAGGAAGACCTAACAAACTATGAAGACGCTTTCTGTGTTGTCAAGTCGGAAGAATTTATTGTTGTGTCTACCAATATGGACACTCTTGACTTATACTTCTTACTGGATCAATTAAAACTATCACTATTAACTGGAGGGGACTACGAACTCTAATGGATCAATATCAACAATACATACATAAATCACGATACGCACGTTACATGGACGATGAGCAGCGCAGAGAGGAGTGGGGAGAAACCATTAATCGTTACGTCAGTTTCTTCACGGAGCGTAACCAGATAGATGACATTATGGCTGAAGAGCTGTACAACGCCATCTTTGAGCAGAAGGTAATGCCTTCCATGCGCTGTATGATGACCGCAGGGACGGCTTTAAAGCGGGACAACGTAGCAGCCTTTAACTGCTCTTACCTACCCATAGACAGCCCCAGATCCTTTGACGAGCTTATGTACATTCTTATGTGCGGTACGGGCGTAGGGTTCAGCGTTGAGCGGGACTACGTTAATCAGCTCCCTGTGGTTGCCGACAGCTTCCATGACACAAAGACAACCGTTGTGGTATCCGACAGTAAGGTGGGCTGGGCAAGTGCCTTCAGAGAGCTTATAAGCCTACTGTACGCTGGTAAGGTTCCTAAGTGTGACTTGACTAAGGTTAGACCATCAGGGGCTAGACTCAAGACCTTTGGCGGTAGAGCCAGTGGGCCACAACCTTTGGCTGACTTGTTTAACTTCTCAGTTGACTTGTTCAAAGGTGCAGCGGGACGCAAGCTAACGTCCCTTGAGTGCCATGACTTAGTGTGCAAGATTGCAGACATTGTAGTGGTCGGGGGTGTCCGTAGGTCTGCCCTAATCTCTTTGAGCAATGTTACTGACAACCGCATGGCTAACGCTAAGAACGGTGAGTGGTACATCAGCAACGGTCAGAGAGCCTTAGCAAACAATAGTGCTGTGTACTCTGAGAAGCCTGACTTTGACACTTACTCTTCCGAGATGAAGCGCCTGTACGACTCTAAGTCTGGGGAGCGTGGGATCTTTAGCCGCATTGCAGCACAGAAGGTAGCAGCCCGTAACGAGCGTAGGGATGCGACACCTAAGTTTGGGACTAACCCATGCTCTGAGATTATCCTACGACCCTATCAGTTCTGTAATCTCTCTGAGGTGATTGTACGCCCAGACGATACCTTACAGACACTCAAGGAGAAGGTGCGCCTAGCGACCATCTTAGGGACTCTACAGGCTACCCTTACGGACTTCCGATACCTACGGAACATCTGGAAGCGTAACACAGAGGAAGAGGCGCTTCTGGGTGTCTCTATGACGGGCATCATGGACTGTAAACTGACCAATGGGTCTACAGGTGAGGAGGCTTTGGGTAAGCTTCTGGACAACCTGAGGACTGTATCGGTAGAGACTAACCGACAGTGGGCCGCAGCTCTGGGTATTAATCAATCAACAGCCATTACGTGTGTTAAGCCCTCAGGAACTGTCTCACAGTTGACTGACAGCGCCAGCGGTATTCACCCACGCTTTAGTGACTACTACGTTCGTACTGTTAGGGCTGACAAGAAAGATCCTCTGGCTACCGCTATGCTTGAGGCTGGTTTCCCTTATGAAGAGGACGTAATGAATAACTCTAACTGGGTATTCTCGTTCCCTCAGAAGGCTCCTGATAAGGCTGTGACTGTGGAAAGCATGGGGGCTATGGAGCAGCTAATTCTCTGGAAGACCTATCAAGACCACTGGTGTGAGCACAAGCCCTCTATGACTTGCTACTACAACGATGATAACTTCTATGCTGTCTGTCAGTGGATCTGGGAGAACTTTGATAGCGTCAGCGGTATTAGCTTTCTACCTGAGGCAGAGCATGTGTACAAGCAAGCTCCTTACCAGAAGATAGACAAGAAGACGTACCAGAAGTTGAGCAAGGAGATGCCCAAGCAGTTTGAATGGGACATTGAAGAGAAGGAGGACAACACCGAAGGGGCACAAACCTTAGCTTGTGTAGCTGGAGTCTGCGAGATATAAACTTAGGGGGCGCAATGCCCCCTTTTGTTTAACCGTTGATACCTAAACGATTACGCCTATCTCTTTCTTCTTGCTTACGTTCCTGCTCTAGTTTTTTCTCAGCGCCGCCAAGCAACCAGTAGTAGCCTAATTTGCCTATAACGGGTATGTTCTTTAAAGCAGAGTTAAACTTCTCAGGGTCATTATCAGCTTCAAACAATATATCTTGAAGTGCTTTACCTCCTTGATCCGCAATGTTTAAGGATGCTGGCGTTACAATACCTAAAACAGCTTGTCCGACTTCTCCTTCAGCTAAGTATCTATCTCTTGTATACTTATTTAAGAAAAGCAAAGACATCCACGTTTCAAACACTTTATCGTCAAACTGCTCTGGTCTTAGTTCTTTAGTTTGGAGTATATCCCTTGCCGTTCCTACAGCTCCTCCTGCTAAACCTATGCTCATAGAATAGTTACCCAGATTGGTAAACCCTTCTTTATAATTTCCTTTAGCTAACTGCCCTACAAAATCTCTACGCATTATGTCTAACTGTTTTATAGCAAAGCTTTTCAGGG